ATTTAAAGATTGCGTTGTTTGTGCTTAAGGGTTTATATATTAGTTAGTGTTCCACCTTTCCCACAATAATCAACGCGGGTGGGGGCTATTTCTCTTCTATGGATAAAAGATATTGTAGTTTCTCAGAGGTCGGGTATAATGATATAGACTAATATATCTATAATAGCCTAAGGGCTACTATTTACCCCCCATTTCAGTATTACTTGCTCAGGCTCACCCAATAGGTCGCCACCCCCACTTGGGGGGCTTTGACTCATCTTATTTATTCGTCACCGAATAGTTCGTCTAGGTATCTGTCATCAGTTATTCTTTGAGCTATCCACTCGCATACTCTAGTTGCATTTCTACCGTCTAGATGTGCGTATGAATGAACGAATCCGTTACGTTGGAAACTATCGAATTTGCTTCTTACATATACATTATCCTGATGTGGCTCTAAACCATAGAAGACTTCTGCGAATTTGACTTGATTCCAGCTCATAGAAGCTTGAACTAACTCATTCAATACGTCTTCGACAGGGAACACCTTTTCTTCATTTGTTGACATTGTTATTCACCCCCTTGTTGTCAATATTTACTCTACCAAGCAAGCACGTCAACTTGGCGTCATAGTGTGCCGTGTTGAGGCTAAAGCTCACGCTCGACAATGGGCGGGGGCCTGACCTCGACACTGACATAACTAAGACTGACAGTAGCGTGGGGGGTATAACATTGATGTGCTTAGCATATTGCCCTAAAGGGCGTAAATAACTCCCGACATAATCAGCGCGGGTAGTAGCTCTTTCTTATATATGGATAAAAGATATATAGTGTTTTCACACTACATATCTACCTGGTCTAAGGTGGCTCCTCCACTTCCACATAACAGACTTCATCTCCATACACAAAGGCAGGGCTGTGCTTTTTAATACATCTCATACAATTGACTGTATTAATGTTGTTCTTCTTCTGATGCCGTAGCTCCTGTGCAGTTAGGTCACCCCAACCACACAGTGTTTGCTCATTGACTATGATGTGTCTTCTTCTCATTAACCCCACCTCTCTAAGTCAAACAAGTATATCCTACCTGTTGCAGTATAACCACAATCTCTGCATCCGAACTTCTCCATATACAGACCCTTCTTGTCCGAAGAGCCCTTGAAATCACAGTTAGGGCTTTCACACTTCATACACTTTACACTCTCCATTTAATCACCCCCTTTTATTTCATCACAGTATAATTGAAATATCAATACTACTGCTGTTTGATTGATTAAGCCCGATTTCTCCAAGCTAATCAATAGCCTCCACATTGAAGTCAATGCTAAGTTCAGTTCTACAGGTGTCATTTTTGAATCACTCATACTATCCCTATAGCATTAGGGTTAATATACTTGTTGGTTATGTAGTAAACTATATAAAGAAGGGTCTATGGGTATTTCCCACACAATATGATGCGGGTAGGCCTATGAGAGCTTGTATGGATAAAAGATATAAAGAAAGCACCCACATTTTGAACGTTGAGGTATATCGGTGCTCGATGTATACAATATGCATCCACATAAGGGAGTTGACAAGCGACCAGAATTTTCGAATCTTATTTTGTATAGGTAGGTGCGTGGCCTTTAAATAGTTCCAAATATATACAATGGTTAGTATGCCAGCGAAAAAAGAACACGACTTGACGCGCTATAAGAACATTAACGCACTTACCACAGACAATCCTTTGGCACTTGTTGAGAAAATCAGAGAAGTACCAGAAGATTACGAACGTTATCGATTCTTCCTTTGTGAACTTGACCAAGACCCCTCCCTTAATCTAAGTTTGTTGGAGATGTCTAGAATATCGGCAATGTTAATGCAATTGGAGAAATACGATGGTTGGTCTTATGATATGAGTGTAGAGGAATTGGCAATGTTCGAAAGTACTAACGAACGTGCTCGTAAGATGAATGAGTACGTCCTTAATTATCTTTTGCGAGCAAAAGCCAAAGATACCTTAACCGATTCTGTTGGAGCGGCTAAGGAAATTTTAATGGAATTGAAGGGTGAAGACGGTAATGTCACTCTTGAATGGAAGAAGAAACCAGAAATTATCGATATAACAGAAGAGGTGAACGAAGATGAACAACACAACAGCGAATAACACAGGAAGCAATATGACAGCTCTAATTGAGGATTCAGAAGGTATTATTGACCTTTTGATGGATAATGTAGCTATAGTAGCTATATTGGGTCTTATACTTGCTGCAATAGGCGTTTATGGATGGTTCTATGTCCCTGCATTCAAAGTAATGGTTATGAAACTAATCAAGAAGTACGATGCAGAGATAATAGAGCTTTACGAGAAGCATTTAACTCCTAAGATGAGAGAAAAGCTTGACGCAGCGGCCGAGAAACACGTTAAAGACGAAATATTAAAGCAAGTTGTTTTAAGTGCATTTGACCACACTGAGGATAAAGCTCAGGGTACAGTCAAGAAACTAGTAAGAGACATCGCTAAAGGTAAGTAGATGTTTGACCTGGGGCAAGTTTTAGTTGACGCAAAAAAGACAGTAGAAGAGCATTCTGCTACTGATATGCGTTTCAATCATAACTATGCTATATTCCAGAGATTGATAGACGTCGCGGACAGGGCTAAGACAGATGAAGAGTTTCACCAGTTGATACTCCCTGACTTTGACCTGTTTTGCGTCGCCTACATTCGATTAGATAACCGTAAACCTATGTTTCCATCACCTTGGCAAACAGAGGCCGCGGAGACGTTCGAAAATAACGACGTTAATTTGTTTATAGAGCCCCGTAAAATAGGTAAAAGTGCCTGTCTTAGTGCGTATATCCTATGGAAGATGTGCAAAGACGAGGCCACTCGGGCAGTCATATTTGCTCCGACCCAAGACCAGCTTTTCATTATGGAAGACATATGGAAGGCGCTAAAACGATGTGATTACTTAATGGAAGAATATGTCCAACTTCACGCTCCGTTAGGCAAACGCGGTACTTATGGGAAGGAGTATATTAGATTCGCTTATAACGAGTCCGAGGTTGTCGCCTCTAACCTCGCTCAGTCACAGAAGGCTGACACAAAAAGAGGCAATAAGGGTAGCTTATTTATCGTTGACGAGATAGAATTGGTCACAAAAGAAGTCAGAACTACGGTTATTGACGATATGATGGCCGATGCATACTCAGAAAAGAAGATGATAATGGTAGGTACACCTAAATCTGTAGCTAATCCAGAGTTAGAATTAGAGTGGTTAGCATACCAAAATGACCCTGATAACTATGGGACGCACCATATGAACGTATGGGAAGCCATAGATACAGGCTGTATTACTAAAAGTTACATACAAAATCGCTTTAAACGGCTTCATATACCCTGTGAATGGGTGTTAAAGAAGGGAATATGCGGTTTACACACATTTGGGGAGGACGCTGAGATAGATGGGTGGAAATGTAACAAATGTTGTATGCTTAACACTGATTTTGTTGCTGAAAATATGGGAGAATTCCCGAAATCGGCAGGAAAATTCTTTCCTTCCCTGTTTTTAGACGCTTGTATGGAAGAGGCCTACCCATTAAGGATAGACCCAGTACAGGGAAAGCGCTATGTTATGGGGATAGATTACGGGCTTTTATTGAATGCTACACAGATTACAGTGTTTGAAATCGTAGGAAACGGCGCTAAATTGGTATTTTGGGAAGAAATATCCCCCACACCCCCAGAATCAGGCACTAGAGACTATGACCCTATTATCGCGCGCATACAAGAGATATATAACCAATATAAAGGTACAATATACCGTATATTCCCTGATGCGACGGCAGTAGGCATACAAATAACCGCTCAATTGTGCAAAGGCCCCTTGGCAATCCCCAAAAGCAAGATATATTCCAATGAAACGGCAGCTAAGAAGGATGTTTTAGGGGTATGGATGACTGGTCCTTACAAACACGATATGATGCAGAATTATCGGCAGATTATTATGGATGGGCGCTTAAAAGTACCCGCAACCGAGCCATTCTGGACTAAATTCAAGCTAGAACACGATGGAGTTGTGGTCCAAAAAGTAGAAGGTAGCTCAAATTACCTTAAATTTAAAGAACCAATAGGAGGAACCATCGATTTATTGGATTCTATGGCGTTAGCTATGCTAACATTATCAAGAGAGATGGTACAACCATTATTAGATATTAAGACTTGGGGAGTGAGAGGATGAAACGATTTGGAAACTTGGAGAATGATTGCATTGCTTTATTAGCATATTGTTACCGTAATCAAGACAAATATCAGAGTTATCGAACATTTGAGGATGAGCTAGGGATACCATTGGGAACCCTACATCGGATTATCAAAGGTTTTGAGTACTTTGGTGAAGGTCATTGGGCATTGGAGACGTATGCAAAGAAATACGGCTATACAGTATCTTATGTAGGTAAGGAAGGCTGTATAATATGGGTTGACAAACGTCGTCCATACTTAGAAAACGCGGAGTTATACGATGAAGATGGAGAAGTGTTCCAGATATAATAAACGGAGTGTCTATGACCGATAAGACATCTTTTTATGGCGGCTGGTTTGAAGACCGTAGCAAAGCATTCACTGACGACGAGGACTTCGACGTTTACCAAACTAAAATCAAAGATTATAGGAACGTTGAGGAATTCAAGTTTTACAATGATAGATTAATCGAGTACCAAGAAAACGAATGGTTTTCTTTCTTGGTTGACCATTTAGTTGGAGAACTATTTACTGATTTTTATTTTGTTGGTGAAGGTGCTGATGCTGTTAAGCAGTTTTTTGAAAAAGTCGACCCTTTAGCATACGATGAAATTGAAATGATGGGCCTTAACGTTGTACGTGAAGGTACCGGCGCTCTCAAAAAATACTGGGTAGATGGTGAACTCAGGCAAATTAAAGCAATGAACGGCCGTCTTATACGATTACAAGACTTAGACGCTCCAACCGCCGCTCGTAGCAAAGCCTCAGCATCAAAAGCCAGTATGTATATAAATGAGCGAGAAGATACTCGTATGCTTGAAGTTACCGTAGAATCGGACGATAGGTTCTTAGTCAAGATACCAACTTGGAGAATTGACGAAATGGAAGATTACAGAAACGACCAAATAGCCCTGTGTCGAATCAGAAGAGACCCACGTTCACCTTACGGAATCGGTTTTGGGCGCTCCTGTTTTCATATCATTAAAGCAATGAAGATGATAGACAGAGATATCTTAGCGGCATTAAAACACAACGCTGCTAACTTAAAAGTTATTAGAGCAGACCTAAGTGGTTTGGATACTGATGAAGATAAGAAAGCCGCGCTAGATGGGCTAGCTAAGGCTTATGATAAGATAGCTACCGCAACAGCAGGGGTAGTAGCTATAGATAATCACCACGAAGTGGGATATATGGGCAATTTAGGCTCTGGTTCAAGGGATAGCCGTCTTTTAGAGGTAATGGCCCACTTAGAACCCGTTATTTCATCGTTATTGATGAATTTCCTTGTATCTATTGGATTAATAGAGCAAGGAGGCGCAAATAAGTCGATTATTGCTCGTCAAGAGGTAAGAGCAGACAGACAGCTAAATAGATACCAAAGAGCGGTCGCAAGATTCTTTGAAACGCAAGTTTTCCCTGATATTACCGACCAACCCTGCAGATTAGTGTTCAAAAAGTACTATGACCCCGAAATATGGCTTTCTTTGTTCGAAAAGAATGCTGTTTCGAGAGAAATGCTTTTAGAACAGTTTGCTATTGTCGATGAAGGCAATACCTACATAAATGATTTAAATCCAGCACCAATGATGGGAGTACCAGGAAAACCTCCAAATTCAGGCGATGGACCGAATAAAAAGGCAGATACCAGTAATGATGACTCTTCAGACCGAAGAAGTCGCGAGGAGGAGCAATAATGCCGAAAGTAGGAAAGAAAAAGTTTCCTTATACCGCTTCTGGGCGCCGAATGGCCGCAAAAGAGCGTAAAAAGAAGGAAAAGAAAAATAGGAGATAAAAATGGCAAGTACAGTATCAGCTGCTACAATGACCGTCAAAATCACTGAAGATATAGTGTTGAACGGCGTAAATCAAGGCGGAACGAACACATTAAGTATAGGAAGCATAAACGAAGTCCACAAGACCATTAAAACTGTGGACACAGGTGGCTTCAGAACTTTAGTTCTTTTCGCTAATACTGTTGCTGCAGGAACTTTAGACTCAGATTTAGTTAAATATGTCCGAATTACAAATTTAGATGACACTAACTATATTGATGTTAGAGTAAAAGCAACAGACAGTTTTACATATCGTTTAACCGCTGGAACCAGTTTGGTGTTACCACCAACCGATTCCGCACTAGAAGGAGCCGCATCTGGAGATGCACCCGCTTCTGGTGTAGATGTTGCATCAATTGCAGCTCAGGCAAACACAGCTTCAGTAGATGTTGAAGTTTTCGTAGCATCAACTTAGGAGTAATAAATGGCCCGGCCAATTGCAACAGAATATGGTGAAGGAACATTCACTGATTCGCAAACGTGGAGTGCAACAATAGGTGCAACGGCAGAGACAACTCTAGGAAATATAACAGTTCCCAATAATGAACAATGGAATATTTATTCTGTTTGGGCACAGGGGACTGGTGGAGAATATAGACTAGATTGTACTGGTGCAGCTGCTACAGCCACAGCATTTAGCTTTTCGGGGCCTGCAACGGTAGGTAGTACCATTACATTAGTATCACAGGACGGAACTAAAAAAACATACATTTGTGTGGCAGAAAACGGTTCTGGGGATGATAATGGTACTGTCGCCGATGGAAATGTACAATTTGAGGCAGGTGCATCCACTGGAGCACACGCTGCAGCTCACTTTAAAACGGCAGTAGAGCACGCAAATGGACACGAAAATAAAATATCTGTCGGAGTATCGAGTGCTCAAGCCACATTATCACAAGATGTAGTTGGTGAAGCTGGTAATAGAGTAATTTCAAAATCAAAAACATTTGGAGATAGTATAGCTGGAGGAAATTCCGCAGTTCCAAATTCATTTGATGGAGGAAGTGATGGACTTTCTAGCTTAGTTGGAAAGTTTATTCAGAATTCGGATGGCGATAGTACCAAGGATTCTTCTCCTTATATGACAGATATATGGATTAAAGGGCCTTGTACTCTTACTATGTATGTAACTAACAACGATTCAGCTAGTACAGTATGTAAAGGTCAAATTCAGTACGTAAGACATACATCTGCAGCTAATCAAACACCATATGGTGAAGATGACGAGGTCGAAGTAGATGACTAGTAGAGACGATTATGGAGCAATTAACGTGATATCAGATGAAGAACGTGAGATATTAGGTATTGGTGGTTCTAAAAAACCTGAAGAAGAGGAAAAACTCTTCGAAACTATTGGCAAAGCTGCTGATAAAATTGGTGAAACTCAGGTCGGTAAGAAAATTGGTACTATAATTACAGTTATTATGCTTGCTATACTTAGTGGAGGAGCAAATATGACTATCATAAGTGACTATCTGAATGGTGAAGATGATGGTCCTATTGGTGGATGTTTGCAAATGGATGCTACTAATTATAATCCAAAGGCTACTTTTGATGATGGTACGTGCAATTTCTTATTAATTATATATGGATGTACTAATCCTGAATCACCTAACTTTAATCCAAATGCGACGCACGATGATGGGAGATGTGTAGTAATAAATGACAAACCGAACGAGAATACAACTGATTATAATGAGACTATTTATGGGTGCACTGATGTTGATGCTGTTAATTTCGATGATAAAGCGGACGAAGATGACGGTAGCTGCGAGTATGATGAGCAGCAATATGAATGTAATCTTACACAAGCAGAATTTTATCCCGTACATTATGATAATAGTACAGGAAATTACAGTGACTTTTATATAGATTCAGAACCCTTAGGAATACATATACTAACAGATATAGACGTAAACGATGCTTGTGATGCAAGTGTCCTTGTGTATATAGATGCTGTTACTTATGTAAATGAAACAGAAGAGTGGTTAATGTATTATAAAGATATATACTTTGATGTTTGGAATGCAGAGTGGGACGACCATTGGTTAAATATGTCAATGGACGAACTAAATGATACATATGGTATATATAGTGTATATATATCATTATTAGCTGATTTAGATGAGGATGGCACTTATGAGTACTATGATTATATCTGGATTGAGCAATTAGAAGTAAAAGAGGAGGAAGTATGAGTGATAACATACGTAATATATCTAGCTCTGGGCGTTGCAGCTATTGTGGCTTCCATTCTTGCGGTTGCACTCCTCTTCGAAATGATAAGCAAGTCAAAACTTGCTACTGTTATACGTGTCAAACGTGTAAAGAAAGTGAAAAAGGAAAGGAGGATTAAAGATATGAGTAAAGAAAAAGGCGAAGGAGTTACATTCAACGACATATTTATGTTTATGATTGCAGTACCTTTAGTTTTACTCTGGGTCGGCTTTGCAGGATTCGTTATACACAGTGGATTACAAGACGACTCTGTTCTTGAACAAATTGAAGGATATACAACTTTGATAGCTATATTAGGTGGGCCAGCCCTTCTAATTATTAAAGATGCTTTAGATGTTTGGAAACAAGAACAAGCAGAAAAAACTGCATTCTATAAAACTAAAGCTCAAGCAGTTATTGATTATAATGACAGTATGCAGAAACAAGCTCAGATGATTGAAGCTAAACAGCAAGAACACGAGCACAAACAAGAAAAATAGGAGAGATAATATGGCAAAGAAAGCAAGTAAAAAAGCAGCACCTAAAACTAAAAAAGCTGCTGCAAAAAAAGCAGTAAAAACTTCTGAACCAAAAGAACTATTATATGATAGTGATTGTACAAATTGTTTTTGTACGGAAAAGGGTTGCAGTTGTGAATGCTGTGATTAAGGAGAAATAATGGTAGTAAAGAAAAAAGGCAAAGGTTATCAACTTAGAACCAAGAATGGTAAAAGATTACTTGGTAAACATAAGACGAAAGCTGGCGCAAAGAAACAGGAACAAGCTATTCACGCAGCTAAAGCCGCTCGCAGAAAGAGAGGCAAAAGATGAAGATAGTATTTGATGATGAAAGAGAAGATATTGTTATAGGAAATAAGAAAGATGGCAAAAAAATCAAGACTAGCAAACCTGCGAAAGGAAAACCGAAAGGAAGCGCAGGAAAATCTAAAAAAAGCAAAAAAGATAGCAAGTGAACACGACGCTGAAATAATCAGTGATATCGATGATGACCCTAAAAATCTTAAACGAAAAGGAGTTATAACCTTTAAAGTAGAAGATATAGTAGTGGGTCGTTCCATATATGATATAATGGAGAGCATTGAATGAGTTCTGAAGTTACCGCACCCGTTGAGAAACGTTGTGCAACTGGCAAAATGCCCGCTTGGATGCGTCGTATGAAGAGTAAAAATAACTATTCGTGTGACGAACTTGCAGGAGCAGTTACCAGTATGGTAATGGACAAACGTTCACGTGCTAGAACTAAAATGGCAGGAAAGAAGGGGGACTCAAACGTTCTCCATCTTTATGGTGGTGACGATTGGACGTGGATATTAGCCACAGAAAACGACACGCGCCTACGTGGTCTTTCAGGAGACAAGTATCTCGTGGACCCTATCGCTCATATGGCAGCTTTGCCACAATGGACGAAAATAACAAAGGGACACATTGACCACAAAATGGATTCAGAATCCGAACTAGAAATCGGCGAAGCCCGGTACGATGTCGATAAGGGACTATACCTGAAAGTCAGGTCAGATAACCCTGAGATATCAACTGGATTAAAAAAGGGCAGTATATTACCCTCAATAGAAATCGATGTAGAAAATGAAGATGTATTGGATAACAATATAATCGATTATTATGTACCAACAGGGCTTGGGTTAATGAAGGATAATGAACCTATGGGGAATTCGGTTGGACCCGAAAAACCCAATGATAGGTTTTCAGTCCCGATTTACGCAGGAGAATTAGATATGACAGAGGAACAGGAAAAAGAATCCATACAAGAAGAAGAGGAAGTAGAAGCACAGGCCGAGCCTGCTGCCGAAACTCCAGCTGAACCAGAACCGGTGGAAGAACCCAAAGAAGAGGAATCGGTAGATGAACTTACAGCAGCAACTACAAAGGTAGCTGAACTAGAAAAAAAACTAGAAGAAGTTCTTAATCAGGTTGACAGCAAAGCCTCCGCTGAGGAGGAATTGAAGAAGATGTATTTGGAAAAGATACCAGAGGCACTCCATTCGGATGTAGATACTCTGGACTTAGCAACGCTTAAAGCGTTTTCCAAGATGTCGGACCATTTTCAAAATCAGCTTGGAGATGCCACTAAATTGGAAGAAGCTCCAGTAATCAATGAACAAGATAATGCATTTGAATCAGGTATTAATGCCGATGGCAATATGTCAGATAAATTGTATTATTCTTTAAAGATTAAACACGCGAAAGCAAATGGAATGAAATATCCAGAAGAGTGGGAAAAATACCTAACGGTATAAGCAAGAAAAAACGAGGTAATTAAAATATGGTAGAAATGGCAGGTGTATACGGAGATGCACTTACGCTAACTTGTATCTTAAATGAAGGTGACATAACAGTCTCTTCAGGTACCAACGTAGAAACAGGGAAAATGGGCACCCCAACGTACTCATTCGACACAGCCGCTAAAGAGTTAAAGGAAGGAGATTTTGTTTCGCTATCAGCTGAAACTTTTTATACTTACGCTAACTGTGGTGGTTTACCAGTCGTAGAGTATGCAAACGCAACAGATGGATGGATAGGAATTGTCAAATCACAACCGGTTTGGAATAAAGTTCCTTCTGCAAATCGTTCGTGGGCAGTGGCTGCATTAACAGGAGGAACTTTCAGAGTTGCTTCTATAGTTTTCCCAGGTTTGACTATGGCTTTCAAGGCCTTAGCTGACGGTAACTCAACCGCAATTGAAGCAGGATGTCCAATGAAGTGGTCCGCAGGTGGCGACGCATTTATAGATGCAGGCACAACCGTAACTGGTGTGTTCTCTTGTCACTACACGAACGCTGCAAACACATCTGTTTTAATTATGTGTGGAGGAATAGGGGCAACGCCTCTAGTCAATACCGACAGAACAGGATATTTAGGAGCCGCATAAGGATAATTAGGAGATAAAAATGGCAGAAAAGAGAACAACATACTCATCACTGGCAGCAACTCTTCCAGAAGAATCCTTTTTGCGACCTGAATTTCAGGCTCGAGACCTTGATGAGTTAATGGCTCCATTGTTAATTTGGGATGATTTTATGCCAAAACAAACAGTAGACGCTACAACTTTTACATATCAAATCGAGACTACAGGTGCAGGAACAGGTGTTCGCGGAAGCGCAGCTGACGATGTACGAAAAGAATATGCCCCATTAAGGGCAGATGCCTCCGAGTTTGCTTACGTAAGTGTAAGTCCGCTCGAGATGGCAGTTGGTGTACTCCAAGCAAGAGGTGTTGCATTCAAATTAACCGAAGCAGCAAGGCACGACCACGAGAGGCTCAAAATTGACCCACTCGCAAGGACTCGACGCCGTGTAGCTTATTGGTTGGCAGAGCAAATTAATGCTGATATGGTCACAACTTTGACCAATGACTTCAGTACCACATTAACATCAGACACAGGAATGGAAGACATTATGTCTCACTGTGACGGTTCTGATGGAACATTCGGTACAGAAGATACTGTCGGCCACTTATGTGGTAAATTGGATTCAACCTATTACTGGGACGAACCCGACGCAAATCCTATAAGGGATATACTTGACCTTCAGACCGTGTTTGAAGACCAAGATGGATATAACTACGGTTTAACCGATGTTTATATGAGATACAGAGATTTACACTTACTCAGTACTTTTGTAACTGAAGTAGGTGCAGATTGGGTCCGTGACCCTATGGGAGGATTTACTGCCTCTAATGTCGCTGGAATTAATTTCCACGGTGTTAAGAATACAGCAGGATTCCTAACCACAGTAGGTGACGGATATTTATTGGGATTGGACAGAAATAATCCAGCTGGTGCAACTTATCAGAATTTCTCTAATGAGTTCCCAACTACGAATAATATGTCTTTCCACTCATATATGGATGACGCAACTCACGATTACCACTATCAAATGTTTTACACACGTGGTAGTGTTGTTGTAGAACCACTATCTATGGCGGTCCTTCAAATAAGGGATTAGGTCAATAGATAAATTTGGGTAAGCACTGACCTTCGGGTCGGTGTAAGCCCTTTAAAGGAGGAAACTCAAATGGCACAAAAGAAAGTAAGTGACATACGACTTAACAAAATAACAGCAAGAAGAACATTATGTGAATCTATAGAAGCAGCAGGATACGTATCAATTAATTTTAGCGTACCTTGTAACGCAACTGCCTCTGTACTTTTGGGAATGGTCAAACAAGATATGGAATTATATTCCGTTGATTTGTTTCAAGACGGTGACCCAGGTGGTACAAAAGGTAAGTGCAGTTTCTTTAAAGGACCAGGAACATCACCAAACGTAGATTTGGCAACTGGTTACACAGAAATGACTACAGAAGTAACAGCAGCAGGTTCTGCAGCTAACTTCTATGCAGTGACTATCAAAACTGATGGCAGTGAAGATATAGCACAACACACAACTCCAACCCACGTACCAATTGTAATGGAAAGAAGTCAAGCTTCATCCAACGCAGTTAACTGGAAAGGAACAATGTGGTTTAAACAAGTCGATGATGTCGATAAAAGTTAGATAAACATAATTTAGGGAGGAAATAATTATGGCAGGAACTTGTACAATATATAAAAGCAAAAATTTCGGGCCAAGATGGTCTGGGACGAAAGAATTAGCAGCATATTTTACCACAGCAGATGGTAAAGGACTAGGCTCAGCAGCAGAGTTGATAGGTACTAGTGGACGTACTCACGTTCTCATAGACCCTGAAGCAAGTGCACAAACTCAATCAGCAGACGCAGATACATCTGATAATATTCTTAATATGGATAAGTATAAGAATATAGCAGTATATATAGTAAATAGTTGCGATACTGAGGCAGTAACAGCACAAATATGGTCTTGTCCACCACAACCAACAGTAGCAGATAGAGCAGCAGCCGCTGCAGCTATAACCACTGGAACCAATAAAACACTTACTACAAGTGCAACAGCATTGGATTATGGTTGGACACAGGAAGGTTCAAATATATCAGTAGCCGCAGGCGCTAATGATATATCTAAACTTACCGCAACTGGTGGAATGATTGCAGTAGCAGTCACGACCGATAATGCCGTTGAAGCTGCGGACGTTATAAAAGTGTACGTAGTAGGCGAGTTCGCCTGAGGTAACTATCTTGGAACCTTCAGAGCTGGCCGAATGCGTCATACGAATTGACGAACGTCTAAAGATGGTTAGTGAAGACTTTCACGAATTAAGGACTGATTTTATAGACGTTAAAAAAGACACTACAGTCTTACGCACAGAGATGACCAATCATTTGGCTCATCATCAGATGTTCGAAGAGGCTCTCCCTGTACTAACAAGTAAACAACTTGTAGCATACACAGGCGTAATAGCCGCCGCAATGGTTGGCGGACTAGAAGTAATTTTAAGTTTGGTAGGTGGTGCATAATGGCTGATAGACACTGGGTTGGTTCTAATAATGATAATGTTAATGCAACAAGTTCTTGGTCTACATCATCTGGAGGTTCATCTGGAGCTTCAATTCCTGGTGCAAGTGATACAGCCATATTTGACGCTGGTTCAAATAATTGTGATAGTTTAAATTTTCCTACTAATCTTGGTGCTTTAACAATAACAAGTGGATATAGTGGCACGATTAGGGTAAGAACTTCTCAAACTATAACGGGCAATGTTACAGTAGGAGGAGGCGATAATAGCGGTTTAATGTTATATGCAGATGGTATAACGCTTACTATAAATGGCGATTTGACAGTAGATTCAGGTAAGGATGTAACAGTACTTTCAAGCGTAACAAATGCAGCTCTTACAGTAGATGGAGATGTAGATGTTACAGGTATTTTGAATTTGCGTAGCGATTCAAGTGGTTCGGGTTCAAACGCAGGTGCTGTTACTATGGGAAGTCTTACAATAAACAGCGGAGGAACATACAATGCAACAGGTGGAACTACTACTATTACTAATGAGGGCAGCGGTTATGCCTTTAACAATGCAGGAACTTTTACACACAATGCTGGAACCATACTTTTTGATTCAGATGGTAATGTTACAAGTGGTTCATCTACATTTGAAGATGGTGGTGATGCATTCTATAATCTTACGTTTGATGTAGGTGATGACAATTATCACGCTGCAAATGCTTTTACTGTTGATGGGAATCTTACTATGCTTTCAGGAACTCATACATCGGCTGCTGCTACGATTGGTGGACTTATAGATATTAGGTCAGGTTCTACATTTACAGGAGGTTCTTCAAATTACACAATAGGTGGTATTAGAAACGCAGGAACTTTTACTGGAACTGGAACTCTAACACTTACAGGAACAGGAGGAATCCTTGAAGGAATTCTTGATGATGCAAACGTTAATGTAAATCTTGACCCTGCTCTTCACTTTGACGGGAGTGCTGATTATCTTATCAATAGCGCAAGTGAAGGAGAGGAATTCAGGACTGATGATGCACAGGGGGCGATAACTGCTTGGGTAAACGCTGATGATTGGACAGGAGCGGCGGACCAAATAATATTTTCATCTATGGATGAACCAACT